ATTAAGACTGAAACAAACTTAATTTCTTGATATAAAGGTTCATCGAAATTTTCGATGACCCTTTTAAACTCTTTTAATTCCACGCCTTCAAGTTTATAGTAATGTACACCTTTAACAAATTTACTTTTATTATTGTTAAAATTTTGTATTATTTGTTTCTCTTCACATTCATATACACTAGCTAACATTTTAGTAGTTATAACTACCTCTTCATTAAATTTTACTGGTATTAAATCTTTCATACTCTAATCCTCCTCTTGATTTTTATCTTTAGAGAATTTATAATATGATAGAGAAGTTTTTATAAGTTCTCTATGTGTAAAGATATCCTGTTACTTTGGACGGTAGGGGATATCTTTTTTATTTGTCTTTATTGCTATTTAGATATTCATGTATAGCTTTTTCTAAAACTTCCTGAATAGATGTATTTTCTTGCAAAACTTTAATTTTTAATTTAGTTCTAGTGTTTTCATCTACTCTAACCATTATTTGTTTTTGGTCATTCCTTTTCATTTAATTACTCCTTTCTCTCTATCTAATTATATGTTAGCATGGTAACTTGCTAATATCAACTATATTTTAAAAAATATTCCAATAATCGTTCGACATAAAAAGACTAGAGAAGTCAATCCCTAGCCTTTCCTTTATTAACAACTATAATATTTATTTTCTATATTATTGTATCTCTTTAGAAGAATATCATTTTCTCCCCAAAATCTTGCTTCTACTTGGTCAATATCAACTTTTTCTTTACAAATTTCTCTAAATAGATTAATTGCACTTACATAATCAGTCCAACCACTATATAGTTCTAAACCTTCATTATTTATCCAACTAACTTGAAAATTATTCATTTATTTACCCTCCATATCTTTTAGAATTATGCTTACAAGTTCTTCCTTAGTAAATTCATCTCCTGGATAATATCCTCTTGCATCATAGAAGTATTCTTTTAACATTTCCATACTAGTCTTTTCTAACATTTCTTTCATTTTCATATCCCCCTTTTTCTTTTATAGTAATATATATGCAGTGATTAAATAAAAATTGCATAAATTTATATAAATTTTAAATAATTTTTTATTAATTTTATGTAACACTTATATAAAAATTACATATATTTATACAAAGAAAATAAATAGAGGATTTCAAGAAAAAATAAATAATATATAAATTATACATTTTTTAGGTAATAATTGAATAAAAATTAGTGAGGTGAGATTATGGCAAAAGAAAAACCAACTATAATCAATATAAGCTTCAAAACACAAACACTAGATGATAAGATGCTCTTAGATTGGCTAGAAGTCAAATTTAAAGAATATGGGAAATCAAATTATATAAAGAATGTACTTAGAGAAAAGATGTATAAAGAAATAAATAAAGAAGAGTAAACAAAAGAAAAAGCCGAGAACGGATATCTCAGGCTTTTTTATTATGTTAAAATAGAATTTTTTCTATTATATCTAGAGCAATAGCACACCCAAACCAAAATATAGCTTCACTCATTATAATTCACCTACTTGCGATTTTGTGTAATCTTATTATTTACAATTTAAGGAGGTTTATGTATGGAAACTTATACTATAAGTGAATTTTTACACAAAGATAAATATGATCTAAATGCCATAGATAAATTTATAGGAAATTTAAAGAAGAATAAAAAAGAGTATGCTAGATTAGTATTTTTATTGGCTATTTCTATTCCAAAGCCTATATTCGCTCAAAATAATGATATGGGATTAGGAGATGTAGCCTATGAAATAATTCACATGGTCCTTGTATTCGCTAAATATGGATGCCTAGGCAAAGGTATACTATGTATGACAAATGAAATGTTAGCAGGAGCTAATTTAAAACAGGCATTTGGAGAAGGAATACAATATTTTGTTTTTTATATTGTATTAAACATTTATCCAAGATTATTTAGTATGGTTAAATTTTAAGGAGGTATTTATATGGATAAATTAAATGCTTTTTTAGGCAAATTTACAGTTGAGTGCTTAGAAACTTTAAGTATCGTTTGCTATGATTGGCTAGTAGTAGTCGGATTGATAGCTTTAGTTTTATATATATTTGGTTGGGAACAAGGAAAGAGAGTAGGATTAATGTGTCCTGCTATATATATTATAATCAACATATTAAGCAAGGTGTTATGCCATGCTTAATATAATTCCTAGTAAACCTAAAAGTATGAAATTAAGTGATTATTACGAATATAGAAAATGCGAATATTCAATTATCAGATTAGTTCCTACAAAGAGCAACAAAAATAATAATACTGAACAAATAGCATCTCTAATTAATAAAATGTTTAAGCAGTCTAATAAATATATAAATCAAGCTAGTAAAAAGTTAATTATCGTTCAAAAGCCCAAAGTATCCTTTTATATTCATATTACAAAAGGAAAGGTCCAATTTTATTTTATAATTCCTAAATCATATCTAAATCAATTTAAAATAAAATTTCAAGAGGTTTGGAAAAATATAGAGATTGAAGAAGTGGATAATATTCCAATGGATATTAATAGCTGCAGTAAATTTGATTTGCATTATAAATATGATGAGTCATTATCTCTTGCGGTTGATAAAAGAAATAATGACTTACTCAATAGCAACATGACGATTACATCTATATTGGAAGAAAATGAAATGGTGGGAATATTATATAATTTTATACCGACTAGCGAAAAAGAATCCAACTATTTTAGATCTAATACCTATCCAAGAGCAATTCAAAGATACAAAAATGGAGAAAATCTAAAAAAGTCAAAAAATATTAAAGATTTATCTTTAATAGCATTAAAAAATTTTATCTCACTCATAAACGACCTCTTAAATTGTATTTTAAACGCACCACAAAATAATCAGCTTATACTTAATCCTTTACAATGTGAAATCTCTCATAGCACCAAAAGAAAGTGCGAGAAGGCAATTTGTAAAAATCAAAGCATAATTTTAACTAAATCTAATGAAAAATCAAGGGAAATTGAATTATCTAATGCTTTTTCTAATACTTTCAAGATAATTTCAGATGATAATGAGTTAATCATTAATGAAATTACTAAAAACATTGATATAAAAAAGACAATCATAAATCATGTGAATGTTAATAAAACTACAATTGAAGAGTGCAGTAATTTTATATCAATGCCTAGTCTAGAAGTTATAAATCAATTTAAGATGATAGAACATAATAAAACAATAGAAAGTCCAGTACCAAAAGAATTAACAAAAGGTATTATTAGCTTAGGTATAAATAAATGTAAAGAAACATATCAAGAAGCATTTTTAAGCAATGATATAAATCTACAATCATTACCACTAGCAATATTAGGAGCTTCTAGAAGTGGTAAATCAACTTTTAGTATTAATCTAAGTAAAAATATTATAGATAATAATGAAGGATTGATAGCATTAGACTTTATCAAAGATTGTGAGTTGGCAAATAATATAAAAGCTATAACTCCAAAAGATAGATTGATAGATATAGATCTTTCTAATCCTAAAATGATACAAAGCCTTTGCTATAATGAATTTAAAATTACTTCTGATATGACTGCTTATGAAATATCAAGTATATCAAGAAAGCAAACTAATAACTTATTAAAAATAGTAAATATAATAAATGGAGATGATAAAGAGCTATCACCTAAAATGAGAAAATATTTAGGGGCAGCCGCAAGGATTGCATTTTGTTTTCCAAATTCATGTATGAAAGATGTATTAAATATATTGCAATTCCATGAAATTAGGCATAAATATATAAATAAATTAAGTGAAGAATTAAAAGATAGACTAAAAGATAGTATACTATCACTAAATGAATTGGATGAAGTAAATAAAAAGGGTGAAGTTACTGGAACTAAGGAAATAAAAATAGAGGGAATCTTAGATAGAATCGACTTGATGAGAGAAAATATAATAATAGATGAAATGATAAGCAAGAGTCCAGAAAACAATATAGATTTTGTAAAAGCTATGGAAGAACATAAAGTAATACTTATAAGAATGAGAGATAAAGATTTTGATGATGATATTTCTATTGATATATTAACTTCATTTTTCTTGCAAAAAATATGGGCAGCATTAAAGATAAGAGGGACTATGCATAATTTACCTGACAGAGTAACTGTATTAATAGATGAAATATTTCAAACTCCATGTGCTCAAAAGATATTAGCTAAAAATTTTGTTCAAAGTGCTAAATTTGGGTTAAAGTATGTATTAACTTTACATTACTTGCAACAGTTATCACAAGATGCTCAAAGGGCCATGAGAAATGCTAATGCTAGTTATATGCTTATAAGTGGAGTAGATGAAAATGCATTCAGTTCTTTTAGGAGTGATTTTGAAAAAGAAGGTTATGAAGTAGAGGACCTTTTGAACTTAGAAAGATGGCATAGTTTGAATTTAGTTGCTACATCTAAAGGTAAGAAGGCTTTTATAACTCATTTACCTGCTGAATTAAAAATAAAGAACTAGACATTAAATAGTTTTATAGCTCAACTCCCTTCATAGGGAGTCTTTTTATGTCGAAAACTTTTTTAAATAAATTTAATAAAACATGTTTGATTCGACTCGAATTGTGCTATAATATAATTAATAAAAGATATAGGAGGTAAGGAAGATGAAAAGAAATTTAATGAAAGAAGCTCATAAAATGACAAGGGAAATAGTAAATAAATATGGAGATGTTGATTATATGACTCAATTAAGTTTATGTTTGTCTTTCTTGTCTCAAAAAGGAGGTAAAGAAATGGTAGAGCTTAAAGGGACTGAAAAACAAGTTAAATGGGCAGAAGACATAAGAAATAGAATTATAAAAGTAAATGAAATATTTGAAAAAGCAATAGAAGGTGTTGACATGTATAAAATGGCGAAATCTACATGGCTAGATGATAATATGTATGTTATAGCTCAGGCATCATTAAAGAATATATTAGTTCAAGAAGAAGCTAAGTTCTTTATAGAAAATTTCAGAGGTTTAAAAGATTATATGATAGAAAATACTTTGTTATATGAACCTAAAAAACAAGTTAAATTTATATGGTCATTAGTAAGGGAATTTGAAAATATGTAAATTTTGAGAGGTGTTATTATGAATAAATGGTATAGATTAGGTAAAAAATATTCAAACTTTTTTGAGGGACTAAGAGAAGTAAATGAATTTTTAAGAAAAAATGGTATGAATTTTGAATCTTATTCATTTGATGATTTTTCAGAAGAAAATTATGATTTTCTTTGTAAATATATAGATGTATATCCAGAAGTAGAAAACTACGAATATGATAGAGCAGGAAGGAGATATATGTTTGAATGGGGATTTTTAGCTATTCCTAAGTATAATCAAAGAAAAGCAAAAATGCAGTTTGCAAAAAGCGGAGGCACTGCAAGAGGCAATGCTATAACAAATAGAGTTACTATTCCTACATCTTGGGTAAAATCATTAGGTATAACAGAAGAAGATAGAAATGTTATTATTAAATTAATAGATAATAAAATAGTAATAGAAAAGGGGAAATAGTATGTTTGATTTTAAAAATATGTCATCAGAAGAACTTAAACAATTATCAAAAGATATTAGGATTGAAATAGACAATAGGATGATTAATATTAAAAATATTAAAAAAGAAATAGATAAATTAAGTGAAGAATATACGTTCTTTTTTAGAAGTGTTAGAGAGATTAAGTATCAACCATATGTTGCAAGATGTGAATATGATCGTAAATATGGCATAAAACTTTTATATAAACATTTTGAACATACGTTTGGTAATTATAAAGAATGTCTCGTTGAAGGGAATTATACGTGCAAAGAATTTGAAATTTTAGATATTGCTTATAATAACATTAAATATGGAGAAAGTGGATATTATATAGTTTTAAAAGGTAAATTAACTAAAATATGTAATAAAAATGATATGTTCAAAGTATCATCAATTAAACAATATTTAAAAGGAGATTTATTATTTGATAATTTTCTTGAAATAGTAGGTATAAAAAACACAAATAAAATTATAGATGATTTGATAGAAGAAGATTAGAAGGTGATAAATTGGAATTATTTACAAATTTATACGAACATCAAAAAAAATGTGTTGAAAAGCTCAGAAAAATAAAAATCGGAGCATTATATATGGAACAAGGCACAGGAAAAACAAGAACTGCACTTGAATTAATCAAAATAAGACTAGAAAAAGGTAAAATTAATCATGTTCTATGGTTATGTCCTTACTCTGTCAAAGAAAGTCTACAAAGGGAAATTATAAAGCACGCAGGGGATACATGCAAAGATTTAATTACAATTTGTGGCATAGAAACATTATCAAGTAGCATAAGGGTGAATTCTGAACTGTTAGAATTAGTAAAAGATATGAATTGTTATTTAATAGTTGACGAGAGTAATTTAGTTAAAAATTTTTTTGCAAAAAGAACAAAAAATATTATAAGATTATCAGAATATTGCAAATACAAATTAATATTAAATGGAACACCAATATCAAGAAATGAAGTTGATTTATTTGCTCAATGGTATATTCTTGATTGGAGAGTTTTAGGATATAAATCATTTTGGAGTTTTGCAGGAAATCATATAGAATATGATGAACATATTCCAAATAAGATTAATAGATGCTTGAATGTTGATTATTTATCAAAAAAAATATCATCTTATTCTTATCAAGTTAAAAAAAGTGAATGTTTAGATTTGCCTGAAAAATCATATTCTACTAAATATTACAACTTAACTAAAGAACAATACAAGCATTATGAAAAAGTAGCAAATGACTTAATGTTCGATATTGACGAATTAGAACCTCATACAATCTATAGAATGTTTACAGCACTTCAAAATGTAATATCTGGCTATAAAGTCAATGTTTATCATGAAATAGATACAATAAAACAATATGATATGTATGAATGTGAATATAAAAAAATAGAAGTAAAAAAAGTTACTGGAATGAACAAAGTCAATTTTTTTGGAAATATTGAAAGCAATCCAAGAATACAAAAATTGATTGAAATAATTGATACAATAGCAGAAAAAACTATCATATTTTGTAAATATACCGATGAAATAAAAAATATAGCAACACTTATTAATAATAAATATGGGAAAGATGCAGCGATTGAATTTTATGGAGAACTTAACATAAAACAACGGGAAAAAAATTTAAAAAAATTCAAAAATGAATCAAAATTCTTAATTGCAAATAAATCATGTGCAGGATATGGTTTAAACTTACAATTTTGTAGCTATATAATTTATTATAGCAATGATTGGGATTATGCAACAAGAGCACAAAGTGAGGACAGAGTTCATAGAATAGGACAAAATAAAAATGTGCATATAATAGATATATGCGCTACTTATACACTTGATGAAAAAATAATAAAATGTTTAAAGAAAAAAGAAAACTTAGTTAATGCTTTCAAAAGAGAAATAGATAATAACAAAGATAATTTTGAAGATATAAAATCAGAATATATAAAAGTTAAAAATAGTTTTGGAAAGAAAGTAACTAAAAAAATTAAAGGTAACAACAGGAGGGATTTAATTGAAGGTATATAATAATCAAAATGTATATGAAGCATCAATAGATAGAATTAAATATATGTTTGATGAATTCGATAATGTATTAGTTGCATTTTCGGGTGGAAAAGACAGTGGAGTTTTATTAAATTTATGTTATGATTATGCTAAAAAACATAATAAATTACATAAATTGTCTATGTATCATTTAGATTATGAAGCTCAATATGATTATACAACTAATTTTGTTACAGATTGTTTTTTAAATAATTTTCAAGGAATTAAAAAATTTTGGTTATGTTTACCTATTGCTGCACAATGCGCAGTATCAATGCATCAAGATCATTGGACCCCATGGGACAAAGACGTGGTTGACATATGGGCAAGAAAAATGCCTGAAAATAAATATGTAATTAATGAAGACAATGTGCCTTTTGAATTTAAAAAAGATACTCTTGATTATGATTTGCAAGATAAATTCGGAAAATGGTTTTCTAGTAAATATGGAAGTACAGCAGTCGCAATAGGAATAAGAAGTAATGAAAGCATGAATAGGTATAGAACAGTAAATAGTAGAAATAATAGAATGAAAAAATTTAAATATGACAATAAGCACTGGATAAACATCTACAAAGATAACTACTTAACCTTCAAAGCATATCCTATTTACGATTGGACAACAGAAGATATATGGATTGCAAATGTAAAATTTGGATTTAAATATAATAAACTATACGATCTATATTATCAAGCAGGATTAAGCATTGAACAAATGAGAGTTGCAAGCCCGTTTAATGATTGCGCGGTAAACAGTTTAAAAATATATAAAGTTATAGAGCCTAACACATGGGCAAAATTAGTTGGAAGAGTAAACGGAGTAAATTTTGCTGGAATATACGGAGGAACTACTGCTATGGGATGGAAGAGCATAAAATTACCAAAAGGGCATACATGGAAAAGCTATATGGAGTTTTTATTAGAAACTCTTCCAGAAGAAGTTAAAAATAATTATTTAAAAAAATTAGAGACATCTAAAAAATTTTGGAAAAATACTGGAGGTGCTTTAGATGAAAAAACAATAGAAGAGTTAAAGATTGAAGGAGTTGAATTAATAGAGACTGGAAAGTTAAGTAATAGATCAAAAACAAAACAAGTTATAAAATTTAATGAATATCTCGATGATACAAATGTTACTGAATTTAAATTAATACCAACATATAAAAGAATGTGTATTTGCATAATGAAAAATGACCATTTATGCAAATACATGGGATTTTCACCAACAAAGGAAGAAACTAAAAAAAGACAAGACAGTATTGCAAAATATAAAAATATAATAAGAGGAAAATAAGGAGGAATATTATGAGTTATAAAAGTCCAGTTTACGATATAAAAGCTATACCTATTGAAAAAATAAGAGCAAATGCTTATAATCCTAATGCAGTAGCACCGCCAGAAATGAAATTACTATATCAATCAATAAAAGAAGATGGATATACTATGCCTGTAGTTTGTTATTATATTGAAGAAGAAGACATATATGAAATTGTTGATGGGTATCATAGATATACAATTATGAAAACACACAAAGATATTTATGACAGAGAAAATGGATGCTTACCTGTATCAATTATAGATAAACCAATTCAAGGCAGGATGGCATCTACAATAAGACATAATAGAGCAAGAGGAACACATAACATAGAATTAATGTCAAATATAATATCAGAATTAGTTGAAAGCGGAATGTCAGATGCTTGGATAGCTAAAAACATAGGAATGGATTTAGATGAAATACTAAGATTAAAACAAATAACAGGATTAGCATCATTGTTTAAAGATAAGGAATTTAGCAAATCATGGAATTGAAATCTATGTAAAATTATATAAAAAGGGAGTATATGCTTCTACGTATATACTCCCCTAGGACACTAACCATATCATAAACCGTGTATTAAATATCTAAACAAGTTTAGAACGTTTCACTTATCAAATACACTTGATATAGTGTATGCAAATCACTGGTTAAAAATTGCATGTCCTTTCATATTTAACACATATTTAACATTTAATTCCTAACTGCTATGATTACCTGTGGATAAAATTGTGGATAAAATATAATAACTGACTTTTTACTGACATTTTAAATGTATTTATGGTTGTATTGCTGAATATAACTTAAATTGATAAACATAGTCAATCACACGTACAGTGTGACAAAGACCATTGCAAACTTTGGTATTGAATGGCAAGTGCAAGTATTTTTAGTACTTGCACTTGTAACTAATGGTAATTTTTACTATATTTTAGACTGTCAATACACTGACAACTGACAATCAAACTGACAACTGACATTACTTTTTAAATAGCATATCTTCCAAATTATCACTTGCTTTTTTATCCATTTCATCAAGTGTATGAGTATATATATTTAATGTGGTCCTTATATCTGAATGCCCTAACCTAGTTGATACTGTCTTTATATCTGTGCCAGCTGCAATTGATAGAGTAGCAGATGAATGCCTTAAATCATACATTCTAATCCTTCTTAAATCGTATCTATCGCAAAATCTAACAAATTGGTGGAATAATGTATTCATTTTCCACATTTCCAATCTTGTATTTAGGCATACTAAATTATATTGATTAAATAGAACACCATCATTTATTAGTCTATTTTGTCTTTCCTTCTCTTTTATCAATTTTTCAATCAAATAATTAGGTACAGTTATTATTCTTTTAGAATTTTCTGTTTTAGGATCTTTAAAATAAGAATTACCTTCAATCTCATAAATACTTTTATTAACAAAAATAGTATTCTTTTCAAAATTGACATCGTCCCAGCTTAAAGCCATAGCCTCACCTTTTCTAAGTCCAGCAAGTAACATTAATAATAAAGGTAATTCTAATGCCTTATTTTCTACACATTTAATAGCTTTTAAGGCTTCTTCTTTGGTCCAGCTGGTGGCCTTAACCTTAATATTTTTTTTAGGAACTTTTATAAAATCTGTTATATTTTCACTTGTTTCTCTAAAACGATAAGCATCTCTTAAAACTACTCTAAGGGAAGCATATCTAGCTTCTGCACTACTTCCACCATGTTCTTTATATATTTTATTTGCCCACTGTTGCAATTGGTATACAGTTACTTCACTTAATTTAGTATCTTTAAAAAATGGCTCTATTGATGCTTTTATGATGCTTTTTCTCTTTTTTATAGTATATGGAGATAAATTATTAGTATTATCTTCTAAAAATTTATAACATCTATCTACTAATGTTATATCTTTACTTATTACAAACTTGTTTTTATTGATAGAACTTTTTAGATCAATAAGATGTTTATCTGCTTCCTTTTTAGAATCATATTTGCCAACACTTTTTTGTTTTAGTTTCCCTTTTTCATCATAGTATTCAACTATAACATTATAATTATTGCCTCTCTTACGAATAAATGTGCTTTTTATATTATCCAATCTTGAACACTCCTAGTTCTTCTGAAAATTCAACTTTATTCAATTCTTTATCTATAAGCCAATCACTAAGTTCATAAGGACTTATTTTCAATTTATTTGAAATATTTATTATCTGCTTAATTGTTACATTCTTTTTTTTATGCTTGCTTTCTAATTCACTCAAAAAACTCTGAGATAAATTGCATTTTATAGCTAATTCCTTTTGTGTTAATCTTTGTTTTTTTCTTGCTTCTTTTATCATTATTTTTCCTCTCAAATGTCATTTATATTTACGCTTAAAATGTCAGATTAGGTCGCAAATATCGCTGACAGCGATATTTTTTCTGCTACAATTTTATTAGAAAGGGGAGAGACAATGAAAAAAGAAGAGTTTATTGAAAAAGTATTGAAGATAAAAAAGGAAAACAAAGATGATTATAAAAAAATAATTGATAAAATTAATGAACTAAGACAAGTAAAGTAATTTATTTGTCTTTTCTTTTTTTTATCATAGTTTGAATCATAGTATCAATTAATTCTTTATTGTCTTCACTTAAATCTGAATACTTTTTATATAAACTACTTATTTCATCATATTCTTTATTTAAATATTCATCATCCCCTCTTAATAGAAAATCTATTGTTACATGAAAGTAGTCAGCTATTTTTATTAATGTCTCGGCATCAGGAAACCTCCTATTTGTTACCCAGTTTGAAACAGATCCACGCTTTACATTTAACGTATCAGCTAAGTCTTTTTGAGTAATACCATTACTTTTTATTAAAAATTGAAGCCTATCACCAAAGCTAGTCATATCAACACCTCCCATTACTTCAAATATACCATAATTAATAATTATATGAAAGTTATAGCTTCAATATGAATGTTTTTTCGAAAAAAATTAAAAATAATATTGACAACTTCAATATGAAGCATTAATATATAAGTATAAACTTCAATATGAAGCTAGAACAAATTAAAGGAGGTTGTGTAAATGCCAAACAATGTTGCTGGATTTAGAGCAAAATACAAAATACCTCAAAGGGTATTAGCTGATTTATTAAAAATAAAATTGCCGACATATTGCAACAAAGAAAATAATGTCAGAGCTGAATTCACAAGAAGCGAAATGGTTTCAATAACAATATTTTTCAAGCAATATGAACCACAAATAACAATGGATGACTTATTTTTTTATCCAAAAGTGCTTCATAAAGAAGCATAACATATTAAGTTAACAAAAACATTAGGGGGATGATGGAATATGAAGAAAGTTTTAACAGTTAATGATGTACAAGAAATATTACAAATATCTCAAAAAACAGCTTACAACTTAGTAAGACAAGCTTTAACTGCTGGAGATATGTTCAAAGTAATAAAAATAGGTGGAGTTTATAGAATTCCAACTGAACCTTTTTTAAATTGGCTAGACCAAATGGATTAAAAGGAGGGGGAGTAATAAATGTCAGTAACTTGGATACTTAAGATTTATTGTAATCTTATAAGAACAGGTGAGGCAGAAAATGATTGGGAAGAATATTTTAAATTTCAAGATATGGTATTAAGAAAAATAAATAAGGGGGAATAGTAAATGTCAGATTTATATTTAAGTTATAAAACATTTAGCAATAATGAATTTGGAGAAATAAGAGTATTAGAAATTGAAAATGAACCTTGGTTTGTAGGTAAAGATGTAGCGACAATATTAGGATACAAAGATACATCAGATGCAATAAAAAAACATGTTGATGAGGAAGATAAGGGGGTAGGCGAAATACCTACACCTGGTGGGAAACAAAATATGAAGGTAATCAATGAAAGTGGGTTATATAGTTTAATTCTTAGCAGCAAATTACCAAATGCTAAAAAATTCAAACGTTGGGTAACAAATGAAGTTTTACCTTCTATAAGAAAACATGGAACTTATATGACAGAGGATACAATAGAAAAAGCATTAACTAGTCCAGATTTTCTTATACAGTTAGCAACTAAGTTAAAAGAGGAACAAGAAAAATCTAAACAACTAGAGGACAAGCTAGAGAAAAATAGTAAGATGCTGAACCAAATATCTGCTAGTAAAAATTCCTTATTGGTTAGGGAAGTAGCAAAGATACTAAGTAATCACCATGGCATAGTTATAGGAGAAAAGAAATTGTACCAAAAGCTTAGAGATTGGGGCTGGATATTTAAGAATAGTACAGAAGCTAAGCAAGAAGCGATAATACATGGATACTTAGAAGTAAGAGAAGGGACTAGAGAAAGTTCTAAAGGAGTATTTACATTCCATACAACTCGCGTAACCGGAAAAGGACAAAGAAAGATATTAGAAAAATTATTGGAAGAATTAGAAAATAAGTAATGCAAGTTTTAACTTACAATGATTTCGTTGTGAGTGAATATTAAAGGGGGGTTATATAATGCAAGACTATATTAAACATTTACAAAGCCAAATAGAGTACTGGCAGAGAATTGCCCTAGCAGAAAGAGAAAAGAACATTAAATTAGAAAAAATTATTAAGAAAATTGAAGAAAAGATATACAACTTAGAGGATAAGGAGGATTAATATGAACTGGATATTAGATGAAGTCAGAGAAAGTATCAAAAATAAGATTACAGTATGTGAGAGTTTCATGGAGTTATGTGATGAACAAATTAAAAATTATAAAAATAGATATGAAACTAATAGAGTAGGAGAAGCAGCAAACCATGAATACTGGAGAGCATGCAAAATAAGAACAGCATACGAAATCAAGGATTTAAAAGAAATACTACAAGAAATTGATGCAATGATGCAAGAAGAAGTAAGGGACCTTGAGGAAGCAGAGAAAGATGAAAGAGAAAATAGAGCAGATGCTTACATGGGAATATAAAAATAGAACCTACGGCAATAGGTCCTATCTTTAGAAAAAGTTAAGTAATTAGAAATTTACTTTTTCTATATTATATCACGAAAGGATATGATTTAGAACATGAAAATTAGAGATTTATTTCAAGGATGTAATCAGGCTTTTAGAAATAGTGAGCCTACATTTCAAACTAGGCTATTATATGCAGAATTAAGTAGTCCTTATGATGTATATGCAGATAGCAAATGGGGTTATATAGATGGAGCAAGGGAATGTTTAGAAGGATATAAACCTATTGAAGAACTTGAAGAATATGTTAAACAATACGAAATAGATAATAGCCCTTTAGATGAATATGATTTAAGTTATTGCCTTGCAATAAAAGATTTCATAAAGCAGGAGGAAAAGAAAAATGAAGGAAGCTTGGAAAGATATAAAAGGCTATGAAGGCAAGTATAAAGTCAGTAACTTAGGCAGAATTAAAAGCCTTTATAAAAATAAAGATGGTAAGGTTATGAAATATCTTAGTAATCCTAATGGTTATTTATATATTGCTCTTACTAAAGGTGATAGAAATTATAAAAGATTACTTATTCATAGACTTGTAGCAATTCATTTTATACCTAATCCAGAAGATAAGCCTCAAGTAAACCATATAGATGGAAATAAACATAATAACTCTGTTAGTAACTTAGAGTGGGTTACGGGAAGCGAAAATCAAATTCATGCTTATAACCATAAATTAAGAGGGAATAAAGATATAGATGATGACTTGATTATAGATTTATATATAAATAAGAAAATGCCAACAACTAAAATAGCTAAAATCTATGGAGTTGATTATAAAACGATAGTAAGAAGACTTAAGAAAAATAATATTCAATTAAGAAATGCAAGTGATCGTAAGAAAATATTTAACTTAGAAGAATTTAATATTGAAGAAAAAATAAAACATAAAACAAGAAAACAAATTGCATGCGAAATAGGATGTAGTAGGCAAACAATAGATAGATATATAAAACAAGAGAAGACTAAGGAGTGTGAAACTAATGAATAACAATAATGCATTGCAGTTAGCAACTTATACATTAGAAGGTGGACAAGTATTAAATGCTGAAACTGTAAAAAATTATTTAGTAAGCGGTAATGGAAACATAACAGACCAAGAAACAATGATGTTTATAGAATTATGCAAGGCTCAAAAGTTAAATCCATTTATAAGAGAAGCATATCTTATTAAATTCGGTAATAGTCCAGCAAATATAGTAGTCGGTAAAGATGTATTTGTTAAAAGAGCATATAGAAATCCAAGATTTGAAGGCATGAAAGCTGGAATAGTAACGATTGATAAAGACGGAAACATGATAGAAAGAGAAGGAGCATTAAAAGGTATAAATGAAAAATTAATCGGTGGATGGGCTGAAGTATATGTAAAGGATATGAAGTTCCCTATTAAGTCAACAGTAAGTATGGAAGAATACAGTAAGGGACAGTCAACATGGAAGCAAATGCCTTGTGTAATGATTAGAAAATGTGCAATGGTAACGGCATTAAGAGAGGCATTTCCGGAAGATTTACAAGGATTATATGATGCATCTGAAATGGGAATAGATACGAAATTACCGGAAAAAGAAATAATTCCAGGCATGGCATCAACTAAGCAAAAGAATAAGATAATGGCAATGGCATCACAAAAGGGATTATATGATTTCAATAATCCTAAAGACATAAAAGAGTTAGAGTGTTTCTGTACTAGCAATGGATATGATTTAAAACATCTTAAATTTGAAGAAGCAGATGAAGTATTACAACTTTTAATTGAATATGATCCAAAGGTTGATGATGTAACTGTAGATGATGAAATACAAGATGTAGAGTTTAATGAAGTCACTGAAACTGATGAAAGTAACATAGAAGGACAAGTTAGTTTATTGTAATTAGAAAACAAACAAAGGAAGTGGTAAAAATGGATTTGTATGAATTTACAGATAAAAGTACTTTAAGAAAAGCAGAAAATAGAATAAAAACCTTTGAAAATCTTATAGATATATTTGATAAGCAGCTTGAATGTGACAAACATACAAAATCTTTAGTATTCCAATATATTCAAGAAAATTTATATTATTATATTCAATCTTATATAGATATAAATTTATATGGAATTACATTTAATGAAAATGAATATAAAAACAGCTTGAGTTAAGGAAGTGGTGACTATGTCAGATAAAAAATATTACTGGATAAAACTCAAAGAAGATTTCTTTGAGGAAGATGTTATATCTTGGATAGAAGAGCAAGAAAAAGGAGTATATTATAGCAATTTTTATTTGAAATTATGCCTTAAAGCTATGAATAGTGAAGGTAGACTTATTAGAAAAGTTGGTGAAATGTTAATACCTTATGATGTTAAAACATTATCTAAAATAACTGGAGTAGATCAAGATACAGTAATAGTAGCTATGGAATTATTAAAAAGGACTGGCTTAATTGAAATATTGGAAAATGGAGAAATATATTTAACTCAACTTAAAAATATGATAGGTTCTGAATCTAAATGGGCAGAAAAGAAAAGACTTCAAAGAGCAAAAGGACAAAGTGAGGACAATGTCCCTCTTTTGTCCGGACAATGTCCGACAGAGAAAGAGAAAGAGAAAGAGAAAGATAAAGATAAAAAAAAAATAAAGCATAAATATGGTAATTATAACCATGTATTACTAACAGATAACGAAAAAGAAAAGCTTCTAAATGAATTAGATGAATATAAATTTAATTTAGTTATAGAAAAATTGGACGAGTATATAGAAGAGACTGGGAAGAAATATAAAAACCACTACTTAACTATTAAAAGGTGGGTAATAGAAGCAGTGGAAAAAGATTTAGTTAAAAACATTTCTACTAAAAGTATTTCACAAACTAAGAAATTTATACCAGCAACACAAAAACAATGTGATGATGCTGAGTTTAAAAGAAGATTGGAAGAAAGTAATAAATTATTAGATAGCCTAGATGAAAATATATGGGGTGATTAGATGAATGAAACTTTTAAAAAGATATTAATGGAGAGAGTTAATAATATCCCTAAAAGAGATAATATAAAAGAATATGAGTGCCCTATATGTAGGGATTTACATTATACATTTAATGATTTAGGGCAAGCAGTGCCATGCAAATGTAAAGATAAATTTGAATCCAAAGAAAAATTAAAAAAATGTGGATTAGATGAAGTGTTCAAGAATAAAACATTTAGAAATTATAAAGTGAATAATGAAACTCAATTAGCGGCGAGAGATAAAGCTATAAACTATTGCAATAATTTCCTTGATACAAATTCAAGCTTAATTATTACAGGTAGACCTGGAGTAGGTAAAACACATTTAGGAGCAGCAACAATGATTAATTTGATTGGCAAAAATGTACTTTGCAAATATGAACTATATACAACTATGTTAATAAATCTTAAACAATCAGTAATGGATGAAACAAATTTTATAAGAGAAATGGATAAGTACAAAGTGCCAAGAGTTCTTTTTCTAGATGACTTTTTAAAAGGAAAGCCAACAGATGCAGATTTAAAATATATATTTGAAATAGTAAATGAAAGATATCTTAAGAAAAAACCTATAATTATTAGTACAGAAAAGTCAATTGATGAAATAGTTAGTTGGGATGAAGCAGTGGCAAGCAGATTAGTTGAAATGGCTCAAGGAAACATAATAGAATTTGGAACAGATATAGAAAACTATAGATTTTATGCCAAATAATTATATTCCAGGGGATTTCCCCTGGTCCATAGGGGGAGTAATTATGAGTATCGATAAAAATATTGTTGAATTGTTTGAAAAGGCTCAAAAGGGAGATAGAGAGGCTGTAACAAGCATTGTTGAGGATAATATAGGGCTTGTATATAAACAAGCAAAGAAATTCAAAGGTAAAGCAATAAGTTACGATGATGCAATTCAAGTTGGAAGTCTAGGATTATTATATTCCATACAAAATTATGACCCAACATTAAATGTGAAATTTTCAACTTATGCAACGACAAACATAGTGGGTAAAATACTAAAAGAATTTAGAGACAATAGAGATGATGTACCTTTCAGGATACCACGAAGAAATTACAACCAATACAAACAAATCAAGCAAATTAGAAAGAAATTTGAAAGCCTACAAAGAGAGCCTACATTGAAAGAATTATCAGAAATTATGGGCATAACAATCGAAGAAATTACAAAGACGTTGCATCTTATGGAGGGCAAAATTCCTATGGATAGTCCGATAAAATTATGCCCAAATGAAAGAAAAATTACCTATTCAGAAACGATAAGAGATATAAGCATATCAGAGGACAAAATAATTTCCAAAATAGATCTATTAAACGCTATGAAAAAACTTTCAAAATTGGAAAAAACAGTAATAGAGATGAAATTTTTCGAAGGAAAAACACAATCAGAAATAGCAGTACTACTAAATGACTATCAATCACATATATCAAGAGTAGAAATATCAGCATTAAAAAACTTAAGAAGAATACTTGAAGGTGAAAATAAAAAAGATAATTCAATACATCGAAATAAGAATAGATTTATAGATGTAGCCACAATAGATTTAAATTGCCTTACAGCACGTCAAAGAAGTGTAATTGAACTAGTATTCATTAAAGGACTAACACAAGCTGAAACGGCGAGAAGATTAGGCATACATAGGGCAAGTGTATGCCTAACAATAAAACAAGTCATTAGCAAGTTGGAAAAGTTAGAGAAAAAGAAAATTAGTTAAGGGGATGAAAACTAATGAAAAAGGTACTAGGGGGTAAAGAAAAAAGCTGCATAAACTGTGGAGGCACAATGATACATCTTAAAGTAAAAGGACTAGGTGTAGTAAGTCAGTGTCGAGAATGCGGTAATTTAGTAAATGGAAGAATAAAAGATGAAGTTAGAGTATGTAGTTATGATCCAATAATAGAAGAGGTGAAGTAATGAAATTAACAGGATTACAAATAAGAAATATGCAAATGCTACAGGACCTAGAAAAAATGATAAAAGAACTTGAGACAAAAAGGATAGAGCATGATTTATTAAATAAAAACAAATATGCTGAACTATATAAGGTTTATCATAGATTGTTGGGGGGATTAGATGAAAGAGGTTATAAAGTTTGCTAAATTCTACTATGAGCTAGGCTATAGCTTAAATGAAGCGATAACTATGGCTATTAATATAGCTAGAGAAGTGGAGATGAGTAAATATGAGTGAAGCACAAGAGCAGAAAGCAGTCATAGAATGGTGCAGTTGGAATTCTGATAGGTTTGAAGAACTTAAATGGATTTTTCATTGTCCAAATGAAGCAAAAAGAAGTAAGATAACAGGAGCAGAATTAAAAAGACTTGGTATGCGAGCTGGAGTTCCAGATTTACTACTTTTATCGCCTAAAGGTAAATACATAGGACTAGCAATAGAGATGAAATATGGAAAGAATAAATGCACCATAGAACAAGTTAAATGGCTAGATTGGTTATATAAGCAGGGATATATGTGTAAAATATGCTATTCAGCAGATGATGCAATAGCAGTAATAAAAGAATATTTGGGAATAAAATAGGGGTGATGTGATGTTATATTTATATGATCCAAGATATAACTTAAAAACTGAAACCACTTATGAAAAAATGTGCCGATTATTTGTCAAAACAAAAGGAACATTACAAAGCTACAAATCAAAGAATAGAAAAGTTAACAAGAGATATTACATCATAGATGAAAATACAAGTAAAAAACAACTTAAAGAATTTTATTCAAAAGAGATTTTCAAAGATGAGATATGGAAGACAATAGAAGGTTCAGAAGAACAATTCATAATAAGCAACTATGGAAGATTTAAAAAAATATATAAAAGCATACCAGAAGGTAAGTTTTTATTACCATACTTTGTACATAAAAGAAGATGCAATAAGGACAAACAATTCATAAAAGTTAAATTTCAAGGCGAATACAAGGAATACAATGTAGCAAGGTTAGTAGCATATCACTTTGTTGATATATATTACACAAACGATAAAGTTATAAGAAAATCAAAAGATAGAAAATATAAAGCTTATACCTATGATGATGTAATGGCTTTTCACAAAAATGGATTAGTTTATGATAATTATGCTGGTAATTTAGAATGGTTAGACAGATATGATTTAGCAGCCAAGACAGCTCATAAGAGTAAAACAAAAGGAACTATAGTAGCCAAAGATGCAATTACTGGAGAAGTTATAGGATTCTTTAGAAGCACAAGAGATGCAGAAAAACATTTATATGTAAGTAGACAAGCAGTATCAGATAGTCTTAACAAGAAATGGAAAACAAATATAGTAGCGGGAACATATATATTTGAGTATGATGAATAACAATTAAATAGGGGATTATGCAATACCAGTGTAGTTCCCTATTCTTATTTGACTATCAAATGAAAATATGGAGGTGATATTATGCTAGACGAGTTAAAATTTATACTTAGCAGTTTATATTGCCAACTAGGATTGACCAGTGAAGTTTTAAGACTGTCACAAGTAATAGATGAACTAATTATTAAGGAATACAAATAAAGGGGGATTTAAACATGTTATTAAATAGAAAATATATAAACGACCTTACAGAAGAATTAGAGAGAGCACAAGAAACAAATAAAGATTGTCTTAAAATAATAGAATTCTGGAGAGAAAGAAGCAACAAATTAAAGGAAGATATAGAAGTAAAAGAAGACACAATCGAAAATCTATTAGATGCAAATAAAGAGTTAAGCCTAGCAAATACTTACTTAGAAAAACAAAATATATCATTTGCAAAGGAAAATGCAAAGTTGGAAAGGGAATTGAGCCAGTTAAAAACTAAACACAGTAGAGTCACTGGACAATTGGACAAGTTAAGAAATTACTGTAGACAGTTAACAGGCATAGATATATTAGGAACAGGGGAGGATGAATAATATGGAGGTTGTTAAAATAACTGTAACAGATATCGGTGGAACTTATAGAGATGTAGCAGATGCAGCAAGAACTACAATAGGATTGAAAGAAGGGAAAAAAGAAATATCAGAAAGTTATATGTACAAAATGTGGAAAAAGAAAGGTGTTGAAATAATGAAAATAAAATTAAAAGGTCCAATTGATAATTATTGTCAACGCTGTTTAGAAGTTAGAAATATGGAATTACCAAACTGTGAAAGAGAATGTAAATATTATAGAAGAGGGTTACAAGTTAATCCTATTATTTATGAGGAGGTAAAAAGAAATGAAAATAGATAAATTTAAACATGCTGATAATTGGCAAGACGTTAAGGACGCAACTATGAATACAATAGGAAAAAATACAGGAGCATACCCTGATAGTAAATGGAAAAGACAATTGATATTATCAGAGCATTCACCAATAAGAAAATTAAAATTTGAATGGCGTTGGTATGATTTGAAATCTTGGGTTTCTGTGCATTTTGTTAGACATAAATTTGGTATAGACCACTTTGTTAAAACTCAAAGAACTGACCGTACAGGAATTAACAGAGATGATTTACCACAAGGTAGTTTAGTAAACCATGAAGTTGAAGCAAATGCACAAGCACTTATCAATATATCTAGAAAAAGATTATGTAGCTGCGCGTCTCCTGAAACTAGGGAGGCGTGGCAAGCCGTTAAGGA